GCATTTCACCTCGATTCATTTAACGAGAAATGGGCAATTTGGCAGGAAGCATGGCAGCACCAGCAAGCGAAAGTGGAGGAGCTGCAAAAGCGGGTGGATGCAGTAATTATCGAAATTGAAAATATGTATTTATCAGGTGCCATTGGTTTTGACACGGTTAAGAAGTTAGAGCAAGCGATCAAGGGGGGAAGGATGAATTACAAGAAAGGAGACAAGGTTTATTACCAAGGCAATAAATACAACGTTTTGAATGCTTTCGACTTGCAAGGCAAACAAGTCTTAACGCTTAAGAACAATGAAATCTTTATTAAGGGCTTTGTATGCGCATTAGCTGTGAAGCCAGTTGTGAGGGCTTGCCAATGACCACATTCAAAGAGGCTCAAAGGGTCCAGTCACAAAAGGCAGCTCGTTCAAAGCGATTTAATCGAGTGCCTACAGAAGATCAAGAACAGATGACGCTCATGAGTTGGGCGCATCGTGTGAAGTATGGTTCAGGTCGTTTGAGTGATTACCTGTTTCATATTCCTAATGGTGGCTCAAGAAACATAATTGAAGCTGCAAAGTTCAAGAAGTTAGGCGTAAAGGCTGGTGTTCCAGACCTTCAGCTAATTGTTCCAAATGGTGAGATACACGGGCTTTGGATTGAATTGAAGTCAAAGAAAGGGAAATTACAACCAAGTCAAAGGCTCATGATTCAACGCTTAGAAGAACAAGGTTACATGTGCAAAGTCTGCTTCGGTGCAGATGAAGCCATAGATGAAATTAAAAAGTATTTGATGATTTGAGGTGGCGTGATGGTCTTTTACGAAGTTGGGACATACGAACAACACGAAGAAGGTTTTCATGCTTTCTTTCGCACTCTATATGAAGATAAAGCTGAACAAGTCAAAGCATGGGCAGAGGAGTACCAAGCTAAGACACCTGAATGGCCTACAGGTGAGACTGATGAAAAGCAGATTCAATATATGGATCTGGTGCGCAAGCTTGATGATGAATTTGCGGAACTGATCGGCAAGAAGTTCCCAATCTCAAATTATTCAAAAGAAATGTACTCAATACTTATAAACAAAGCAGAACTAGACGATTAGGGTGACGGTATGAATGCGGCAGTAAATCACATTATGCAAACAACGGACTGGACTAAATACAGTCTAGAAGAATGGCTTTATCAATTTGGGGCTTGGATGTACTCAAATTCTGGAACTTGTGGAAAAAGCATAAACCCGATTGCTGTCGCTATGGATCAGGCTGCTAAGAAGCGCAAGCAGGAGGTGAAAGGTAAAGAGCAGATCATGGCTGATTGGCTGTGTTCAGATGATCCAGTTATCCCTAAAGGTCGTGGGCGTATAACATGTGAAATCACTGATAATGAAGCGCGTGCAGTTCAACGCCTCATCTTGGATATGCAAGGGCAGTCAGAAGTGCTAGATGGTTGGCTTGAAATGGTGATATTTCGTTACTGCTATTCAATGCCCTTATCTAGACTTGTCACGCCATATGCAACACTAATGGATATTAAGTTTGACATTAAGTGTGGATTGGCAGCTATGCATGCTAGATACCCATTTATTGCTTATAAATCAAAAATAACTTCATGATTATTGACGTGACGTCACCAATGTTATATATTCATGGTACAGTGGTGCGAAGTGTAAGTAAGACATCACTGGATTAGTTAGTAACCCTTGCAACATAGGCAAGAAGGCGAACCTAGATTAAAGCCTGTCATTGAGTTGATGGGCTTTTTGCGTTTCTGGAGAATCAAAAATGGGCAATACATGGCACGCTGATCAAGATAATAATATGCGCCCAGATGTTGAAGGGTTGCCTTGTCCATTCTGTGGTTATGATCACGGGATAGCGGTTGACACCGAATCAACCGATTTAAAGGAGCATGGAGTAGTTTGGTCGGCTCGCGCATATTGTCATGAGTGTGGATCACAGTGCCCAAGCACAAGAATAACCAATTGGCCCGATCATCCTTTAAATGAAGAGCGACTTTATGTTGACTGGGAAAATGAACGTGAGGTGGTAAATCTCGCCGTTAAGATCTGGAATATACGAGTTTAACTTTTATCTCGCGAGAGGTGCTTTGTTGGGGCGCCTCTCAATTTTGCCGAACGGATTACGGCATATATGGCCCCGCTGAATACTAGTTATTGGCGGGGCTTTTATTTTTTACGCCATTCGTCTAATTGGATAAGACATCATAATTCTAGTGTGATTGATGCGGGTTCGAGTCCTGCATGGCGTGCCATTTAATTTAGAGAAGTGAATATACGCCAATGTAGTAGAGCGGCTCTGGTATTGGACGCAATAGTGAAAACAGAGTGGTTGTCGTGCCTTAGGGACTGTTCACTTCATCTAAGTTAAGAATAGGATTGTATATGGACACAATCGAAGCGAAGAAGAATTTAAATGCTTTGTGCAATGAAATAGAAAAGCTTCAAAATCTTTCACGCGGTTTGATGACAGCTAAAGAAATGCTTGATATTGACGCAAAGATTAAACGACACAAAGACCAAGTGAAGAATATTAGAAGTAATCTTCATGCGTGATGCAAAGCGACTGAAGGCAATTAGATTGTTGCCCTGCGTTAGATGTGGTCAGAGTCCTTCACAGGCAGCCCATTCGAACAGTTCGAAGCATGGCAAGGGTAGATCGATTAAGGCTAGTGATGAGTTTACAGTTCCCTTATGTGCAATTTGTCATGCTGCATTTGACCAGTTCAAATTAGACACAAGACAAGAATCGGAAGCTATGTTTGAGCGGTGGTTGGAGAAGACAGAGCGGATGCTTAGTCTTAAAGATGAAGAAATATTTTAACTGAGCCAATAGGCTCTTTTTTTGTGAGAATTAAAATGGCTCAACCAGGAACATTTACCAAGTGTAAGAAACAAATTGAAGGTGCAATTAAACGTCAGACTAAGAAAGGCGAAAACTTTTGTGCAATGGATCTTCCTTACCACCTCAAAGAAGATAAAGAACTAACAGATGCGTATCTCCAAGAATTAAAAGGTCGCGGTTTCATAATTGAAATTAGTACTGATGCTGATTGGCCAGAGTTGTGCGGGAAAGTGAAATGGTAAAGCCTATTGTAGAAATACTGGAAGATAAATTTGAAGATGAGCTCTTGGCTTTTCTAAATCAATTCCAATTAGAAAATGACTGCAAGATAAAAGAGTGGTCTTTTGTCCCTGATGGCAGCAGTAACTATACGTTACGCGTTGAGATCGAAAAGGAAGATTCAAATCTAATGTGCTAAGAGGTGTCAAAATGGAACCTAGATTCGTCATCAAAAACCATTCTGACATCAACTATGTAATTGGCTATCTCAATACTAATCACGCAAAGGCAGCGAACGAAGGGAAGCCGTTAGTTGTATTGATTGCACCACAAGAGAAAGATCGTTCAAAGGCTCAAAACCGCTTGTACTGGATGTGGCTTAATCAATGGGCTAAACGTCAAGGTACAGATAAAGACTATGAGCATCTGTTCTTCAAGAAGAACTTCTTAGCAAAAATCTATGACCGTGATGACGTTGGCCAATACAAGAAAACATTCAAAGCTGTAAGAGAGTTGAAGGACTCAAAGCATCCACTCTACCAAGATGTGGCAAACGGCCTATGTGAGCTAATGAGCACTACAGATGCAAGCACAGCTCAATTCACTGAATACCTTAATGACATTCATGCATTCTGCAATAAAAACGGGTGTTATTTGGAAACGCCTGATGATCTTAAGTATGTGCTTGAATAATTGCCAATTTCATATTATTAATGTCTCTCACTTTATAAAATGAGAAACTAACAAATGACAATGAATAACCTTGAATATGAAGCAGTAATTGAATGTGAAAAAATTAAAGGTAAAGCAGCAATTGCTGTGGCAATACTAAGCAATTGTGGTGGCCATGGTGTTATGGATTTAAGCGAGTTAAGTAGAGATAATTTACTTAAATATATTAAAGAGGTTCAAGCAACCTTAGATGAATAATACGAACCGCCCAAGTGGCGGTTTTTTATGAGGTAAATATATGGCAGCTCCAATCGGTAATAGATTCTGGGAGCAGCGCAGCTCTCATGGTCGTAAACCGATCTTCGAAGATCCAGAACAACTATGGGAAGCTGCCTGTGAGTATTTTGAGTGGGTGACAGATAACCCATTAGAAGAAGCAAAGGCATTTGCATATGAGGGCGTTGTAACAGTTGAAGATTTACCTAAGATGCGCGCAATGACCATTCAAGGCTTGTGTTTCTTTCTTGATATTTCCGATGAGACTTGGGCAACTTACTGCTCTAAAGAAGGTTTTATTGGAATCTGTAGCGATATCAAAAGGGTTATCTTCACTCAAAAGTTTGAAGGTGCAAGTGCTGGATTGCTTAATGCTTCTATTGTTGCCCGTGAGCTTGGCTTAGCTGACAAACAAGAGAATAAGCTGACACTTGAAGTTCAGTCATTATCAGAATTGATGGATGAAATAGGGAAGGATGATTAATTATAAGGAGTAGCCATGCTGAATCCTGAGCATAAAGCGAAACTTAAAGACCAGTTATGGCGCTTAAATAATCTTTACTACATTACGAATAAAGAGGGTAAGCAAGTTAAGTTCAAGATGACACTTGAACAGCTTGAATACTTCGAAAACGAATGGACACGTAACATCATCTTAAAGGCACGTCAGTTAGGTTTTACCACTGAGATGTGCATGATTCAGTTAGATGCTGCATTGTTCATGTCTGATAAGTGTGCTTTGATTGCCCATACATTACATGATGCTAAGCGTCTGTTCCGTGAAAAGGTTAAGTACGCTTACGATCGCTTGCCACACCTTATCAAAGCAGCCAATCCTTTAGAGATTCAAACTAAAGATGAGCTTGTTTTTAGCAAAGGTGGCTCAATTACCGTTTCAACTTCATTTCGTGGTGGAACATTAGACCGATTACATGTGTCTGAGTTCGGTAAGATTTGTGCGAAGTTTCCAGATAAGGCCCGTGAGATTGTTACAGGTGCATTTGAGGCAGTTAGCCTTAAAGGTCGCATCACACTTGAAAGTACGGCTGAAGGTAAAAGTGGTTACTTCTATGAATTCTGCCAATTAGCTGAAAAGTTATTACTACTCAACAAAAAACTAAGTCCACTTGATTGGAAATTCTTTTTCTTCTCCTGGTGGAAGAATGCTGATTATGAAATTGAACCAACTGAAGAACTCCCACAGCGCCTAGTTCAATACTTTGAAGAACTGGAAGTTAAGTACAAGATTAAAACAACGCCAAAGCAAAGGGCTTGGTATCACTCAAAAGAGAAAACTCTTGGCGAGGATATGAAGCGGGAATATCCAAGTATTCCTAGTGAAGCTTTTGCTCAGTCTGTTGAAGGTGCTTACTACAAGAACCAATTTAAATTCTTGTATGCCAATAAACGCATTGGTTCATTGCCATCAAATGATCATTTGCCTGTCATGACATTTTGGGACTTAGGTGTCTCAGACTCTATGGTGATCTGGTTTATTCGGAAGCTATCAGATACTTGTTATCAAGTTATCGACTACTACGAAAACTCAGGCGAAGGTATGCGGCACTATTTCAAAGTGCTTAAAGAAAAAGGCTACAAGTACAGCGAGCATTATGCTCCGCACGACATTAAAAACCGCTCTCTTATGAATGATGGGAAGTCTCGTTTAGACATAGCCAAAGAGGGCTATGTGCTTGATGACGGGGAGAAGTACTCAGTCAATTTCGAGGTGGTGCCAAATATAACGGTGATGGATGGTATTGAGCAGGTTCGTGAGATTTTGCCTCTATGTGAATTTGATGAGTACAAATGTGCAGAAGGCATCACTCATCTTGAGAACTACCGAAAAGAGTGGAATGACAAGCTTGGATGTTGGAAAGACAACCCACTTCATGACATTCACTCACACGGTGCTGATGGTTTCCGTATGTTTGCTGTGGCTATGGGTAAGAAACAATATGTAACTTCATTAAAACTAGGATTTGCAAGATGACAGACGTTACTACTAAGCATCCTGATTACTTAAAAAACGTTGATCTATGGAGCAAGGTAGAAGACGTTTGTGAGGGTCAGCATAAAGTTAAGGCTGCTAAAGAAAAGTACTTGCCGAGACACAATAAGCAAGACAATACGCCAGAGGCTATGGCTGCATATGATTCATATTTGGAACATGCAGTATTTTATGGGGTCACTGGTAAGACATTGGGGAGTCTTATTGGTGGCGCTTTTTCGCGCTTGCCGAACTTTCAAAGACCCGATGATCTTGAATATCTTGAACGAAATGCAAATGGTCAGGGAGTGGGAGTTTATCAGATAGCACAGGCATCCTTACGTCATGTATTAAAGACATATCGATGCGCTTTATATGTGGATTACCCAAGTGTAACCCCATCAAAAGTTAGAGCTGAAGACTATAGTAAACAAGCTTTTCCAATGATTCATGTACTTCCTGCTAAGTCTGTGATCAATTGGGATACGATTATTATAGGTAATCAGCAAAAACTCTCACTTGTAGTAATTCATGAGGAAGTTTCAAGTAGAGCACAGGGTGGTTTTAAGTTTGAGAAAAAAGATCAGTTCCGAGTGCTTCGCTTGGAGGAAATAGATGGTCGATTTGTCTTTACTATCCAAGTGTACAGGCAGAACTCTGATGGAGCTCTAACTGAAGAACCAAAAACTATTCCAACGGATTACAACGGCAAGCAATGGGATTATATTCCATTCACTTTTGTTGGAGCTATTGATAATACGCCCGCAATTGAAAGCGCACCACTGCTTGAGTTGGCAGATTTGAATTTGGCTCATTATATTGACAGTGCTGACTTTCAAGAGTCGGTTTATTTTGTTGGGCAGCCTCAATTCTTTATGGAAAATGTTGATACAACTATGTATGAAATCATCAAAAAAGATGGTTTGTATATCGGTTGTAAGAACGCATTCCCTGTGAAACTAGGGTTTGCACAAGCTAACCCAAACACGCTCTCTCAAACTGCAATGGAAAAGAAATGGGAGCAGATGAAAGAGTTGGGTGCCCGGTTGGTTCAAGCAGGGTCGGCAAATAAAACTGCTACTGAGGCCAACAACGACGATGCCGTGCAGCATTCAGTACTTTCTCTTTGTACTGTGAATATCAGTGCAGCTATTACTCAAGCACTTCGTTGGTGTGCAAAGTTTGCTATGCCTAATGTAGATTCAATATTGCCCGAAGAGTTGGTATTTGAAATCTCGAAAGAGTTTAGCAAGCCACAGTTTGATAATGAGCGTTCTAAGCAACTCTATGAAGCTTGTGTTGCTGGTAAGTATCCATTTAAAGTTTGGCATGAATATCAGCAAACTGGAGAGTTCCCTGATTATTCATATGAAGAGATTCAAGAAATGCTTGAAGAAGAGCAGATGAATAGCCCAATGCCAGCTTACAACATGAATGGTGTAAATAATGGATCAAATAACCCAACAGGAACTGTTTAATAATCTGGTTCAGCATCAAGCCTATCTTTACAGACTTTCATCTAGCGAAATTAATGCGCTCTTAAACCAGTTTGATTCTTTATCAAATGAAATGTCAAGCCAGTTAAGAGATCTGTTAGATGAATTGTCAGAAGCTGAAAAGTCAGCATTAATGGCAGGGCAATACACAACGCCAGCTCTTAAAGATATCCGGGCGACAATGCAAACATGGCAGGCTTCACTTCTTACTTCAATTCCAGAGGCGTTCACAGTTTCAGCGGCTGCTTTAGCTGTGAATGAGGCAATGTATCAAGCTCGAATTCTTGGGGAGAAAATCAAGGAACCGAGTGCTAAGACCTTGTACAGCAAGATCAAAAAGCAGCCTATGTCTGGCGGGGTGTTGCTAGACTATCTCTTCAATAAGATTGCTGATGATGCCAAAACAAGGGTTGAGCAAGTTATCCGTGATGGGCTCTCTCAAAGTCAAACGAACCAACAAATCATTCAGCGAATTAAAGGCAAGAAGGCTCTCAATTATCAAGACGGAATATTGGAGCAATCTAGATCTAGTATCTCTACTATGGTTAGAACTGCGAGAAGCCATGTTTCTAATCAGGCAATGCTTGATACTTACAAGGTATTGGACGTTTCTTATGTAAAGTTTGTGGCTACTCTGGATAGTCGAACAAGCAAGCAATGTGCTAGTTTAGATGGTGCTGTTTATAAAGCAGATGAACCACATCCAACACCACCTCTTCATCCAAATTGTAGAAGCATTATTCTTCCAGTTACGAATAAAGAAGGTACAACCATAGGCAAACGACCCTTCAATTCTAAAGTGGGAGATGCAGGTGAAATTAACACTGTTGATTCCAATACATCTTTTAAAAATTGGTTTGAAGGGCAATCTGTAGCCTTTCAACAACAGTGGCTTGGTCCATCACGATACAAGCTATTCAAAGAGGGTAAATATTCTCTGGATAAGTTTGTAGACCCTTTAACTGGTCAGCCATTCACACTTGCTGAACTCAAAAAGCTTGATGAAGAAATGTTTAAGAGGTTGGGATTATGAAGCAAATAACCATGAGTGAGGCTCAATACATCCTCAGTACGAATCTTATTTTGTTGCCATTCGTGCAGAAGATGATACCAAGATACATGGCGATTTTTGGTTATAGCTTCGAAAAGCCAAAGTCTATTATTTCACGAGGTTATGCATGAGAAAAATACGATTAGAAGGTGGTTATGTGAAGCTTCCTTACCCAATCACTATGGGGCTGGATAGTTGTGATTGTATTTATTCAAATATGACACCTGAAATAGCAAAAGCTTTAGGCTTTAACCGAACTTCGGAATTAGAAAAAATGAATACTCCAAAACAAATTAATGTTGTGATTAGTACGAAAGTATCAGATGACAGAAGCGTCAAGCAGAAAGTAGATGAAGCTCTAGCAAGTCTATATAGCATCACCTATGACGAACTGACTGATGATATCTGGCAAGCAATCAAGTTGCTTCAAAAAGCCAAGTAAGGAGAAACAGCATGCCAGACATTATGGGCGCAGTTTACTTGTGGCTAACCATCATCGTTGTTGCAGTATTCGCAATTGGATTTGTATGTGGAGCCTACTTCCTATGATCTCATCCGAACAGTAACTTATTAATGGCCTAATCCTCTGGTCTTGGACCATTCCAAGAAAATAACTGATTCAAACCTTAGCACCTTCGGGTGCTTTTTTATTGTCTGCTGAAAGCGGATGCCTACAGCGAACGAGTGGAAACTCATTAATTTAGAAAAGGTTGGATAACCAATGAAACTTAAAACGACAGAAGTAAACGGTAAGAAATATGCGGAACTAGATGCAGGCGGATTGCCAATCTATGTACACGATGATGGTAAAGAAGTCGGTTTTGATGCTGCTCAAGCAGTTGGCAAAATTAGCTCTTTAAATGCGGAAGCTAAAACACATCGTGAAGCAAAAGAGGCTGCCGAGAAATCCTTAAAAGTTTTCGAAGGGCTAGATCCTGAGAAGGCAAAAACCGCATTAGAAACTATGGCTAATCTTGATGCTAAAAAGCTTGTGGATGCAGGTGATATCGAGAAGGTTAAAGCAGAGCTTACTGATGCACTGAAAAAATCATATGAGCCACAGATTCAGCAACTTACCCAAGAACGTGATTCAGTTCAGGCTCAACTACATAAAGAGCTGATCGGTGGTGGTTTTGCTCGTTCGAAGTTCATTCAAGAAAAAATTGCAGTACCTGCTGACATGATTCAAGCAACCTTTGGCAATAACTTCAAAATTGAAGATGGAAAGGTTGTGGCTTATGGCATTGATGGCCAAAAGATCTATTCACGAACCAAGCATGGTGAAGTTGCCGACTTTGATGAGGCTTTAGAAACACTAGTTGGAGGATACCAACATAAAGACTCAATCCTTAAAGGCAATCAAAGCACTGGTGGTGGATACGGTGGTCAAGGTGGCGGGGGAAATAACAACAATGTCGGCAATATGGGCGGATCAATCCAAGAACGCCAAGCCGCTATTGCAGCCAAATTTAATTTAGATAAGTAATTGGAGAAATTATGTCTTTATCTCAAATGCAGGTTTTCAATGAATACATCATGCCTGCGACAATTGAAACTCTCGCTCAAATGGTGCAAAAGTTTAACGCTGCTTCGGGTGGTGCAATCCGATTAACCACTGACGGTTTTACAGGTGATTTCCTACAAGAGTCATTCTTTGCTTCACTTGATGGAGCTCAGCGTCGTGTAGATCGATATGCTGCTAATGGCACAGCGCCTATTACAGATTTGTCTGAAATTAAGCACTCAAGCGTAAAAGTTGCTGGCGGTATTGGTCCAGTGCGCTATGAACCTTCACAAATGACGTGGTTACAGCGCCCAACTGCACAAGGTATTGAAGTTGCTTCGCGTACTTTTGCAAGCTTAATGCTTAAAGACCAGCTCAACACAGCAATTGCAGCTCTTGTGGCGGCAATCTCAAACCAAGCAGATGCAACAAATGACGTATCTGCAACTGGTGGTCTTACTTACAGCGCCATGAATGGTGCACATGCTAAGTTTGGCGATCATTCAGGAAATATCATCACTGATGTTATGAATGGTGCTGCTTACCATAAGCTGGTTGATAAGAACTTGGATAATGCTGCCAAGCTTTTCCAAGCTGGTAACGTCCGTGTTATCGATATTCTTGGGAAATTAGTGGTTGTAACTGATGCACCAGCACTTTATGCAGCAGGAACGCCAAACAAGCTCAAAGTCCTTTCTTTGACTGATGCAGCAGCTATCGTGTCAGATGGTGGTGATGTTGTATCAAACATTGAAACTACCAACGGTAAAGATCGCATTGAAACGACTTTACAGGTTGATTACTCATTCGGTATTGGTCTTAAAGGCTACACATGGGATGAAGTCAATGGTGGTAAATCTCCAAGTGATGCTGAATTAGCAACTGGCACAAACTGGGACAAGTCAGCAACTAGCATTAAACATACTGCTGGTGTGATCACCATTGCAGATGCAGCGCAGTAATTAATTGGCAGCCTTCGGGCTGCTTTATTTTTTGGAGTTGAAAATGTCAAAAGAACAGAAAGTAATTTACGAGCCTCATCCAGTTAGTCCAGAGCGAAAAGCCGAGCTTCGAGGGCAGGGTTATAAGATCATTGATGCGGTATTTAAACCTGAAGAAGAGCAAACCGAAAAACGCAATACTCGATCTTCTGCTCAACCAAAGGAATAAGTCATGACTTTTATCACCATTGCAGATGCAGAAACAATCTTAGGAGCTGACTTTGCACCGGATGGTGATAAAGCTCGTTTGGTTTTATTGGCTAATACTTGGATGAAAAATGAGATTGGGTTTGTACCTGATCCAGTCACAGAAAATCTTAAGCTTGCTGCATGTGAAATTATTAAAGGCGTTCAGGCAGGCGAGATTTACAGCGGAAAAGAACAAGAGCTTAAACGCAAAAAAGTGAAAGCCGACACGGTAGAGTCTGAAAAAGAATATCAAGATGGAAGCTTTTCATTATCAAGTTTTGAACAGATTGCTTTAGCACTTATTGGGGCTGAGAATTTGCCAAAGCATAAGTTCTTCACCATTCCTTTAGTGAGAAATTGATATGGGTTTACGTGACGAACTTCAGGCAGATATTGCTGAAGCATTAAACTCTGATTTATCTGATGCCGCAGATACATTCAGTTGTACTCGAAAGAAGCTAACTGGATCTAATCCCGCTACAGGTGAAGATACTTACACAGAATATGTATATAGCGGTCGTGGTGTCTTATTTGGGAGTTGGGCAAAAGATTTGGTCAAGCCGATAGATTACCGCGCCACAGACTCCAAAGGCGTGCTCCTGCAAAATGAAGTGAAAGATGCAGCAGGAACTTTAGTTAAACCAGATGTTAATGACATTTGGGTGATTGAAGGCGGTAATTATCGAGTTGTAAGTTATGGAAAAGATCCAGCGGACGCAACATGGATTGCCCAATTGAGGAAAGTGTAATGGTTAACTTAAAAACCCGTGCAAGTAAGCTCAAACCTAATGGTGCCACTCATTTTCACTACTTCGATAAATTTATTTTCTACGCTATTCGTGGGGAAAGTGTTTGGCAGTATGGTGATGATGGTATTTGGCGAATTAGAAAAGAAATAATTAAAGCGCCAATGATCAAACTGTATTAAGGGAAGGCTAATGATAAATGACAACTATGTTCCTGAATGGTATTCAACACCATTCGAGCACTCTCAATACACATTGGTTCGCACTCAAGATCAGTTTGATTTGATGTATGACAATATCAATGATACAGATAAATTTCTCTCGCTAGACTGCTCCGCTCAAGTGGATTACTACGATAATGGAAGACAGTGCATTGTTCAACTTGGAGATACACAAGGTAAAGATTTGATTGTGGTCTATGGGTTGTTATTACATGAGGCTGTGCATATCTGGCAGCGTACAAAACAATTAATGGGTGAACGAGAACCCAGCGTGGAGTTTGAAGCATATTCTATCCAACGTATTGCCCAAGATTTATTCTTTATGTACCAAGAAAGTGAGGTCGATAATGGGATGGAGCAGCAAACCTAGTGCCTTCACTAAAACAATTGAAGCCGACCTTACCAAAAAACAGAAAGATATTGTCATTGATGCATTGCAAGGTGTAGTTCTTCAAAGCCCAGTTGATACAGGGGCTTTTAGAGCATCCCACAGAGTCAGTATTAACCAGACCGACCAATCATTTAATGAAGCTGAGAAAGATAAAGGTGGTGGCTCAACCGTTAGTAAAGGCACAAGCGCCTTATCTCGCCTAGTTCCTTATTCAGTTGTCTACATTCAAACGAATGCGCCTTATGCAACTAAGATCGAGTATGGCGACTTTACAGACAAGCCTGAAACACCAAAGACAACAGGCGGCTACTCAAGACAAGCTCCTCAAGGTGTCTACGGCTTAACCTTTAACTATATTGCTCAAAAATACGGTGGTTAAAATGGCAATGACTTTAGATCAAGCGCGACAAGCCATTATCACTAGAGCAATGGCATTTACAGGAATTGAGCAGAGCCGAATTAAATATCCTAATAAAGATTTTGCTGTGCCGCTTGATGGCCTTTGGTGTGACATTAACGTGCTGTGGGGCGGCTCAATCATTGCTGCAATTGGTGATACCCCTTGTACAAGACGAACAGGGATTATCTCAATCAACTGCATGGCTCGTTTAAATACTCACGAAGTAGCAATTACAAAACTTGCAGATGCTTGGTTAGCACATTTTGAATACTTTAAGAGCGGTCAGTTAGAAGTACTGCAAGGTCAAGTGCAGAATCTCGGCAGTAATGGTGACTTCATTCAGTACAACATTTCAATAAATTATCGCGTCAATTAACGAATTTAACTTTTAAACAAACCTGTCCATAGCGGCAGGTTTTTTATGCCTGAAATTCAGGCGAACCCTGGCTAGGTTGATCCCCGAAAAGCACACTTTTCATGTTCAGTGTGCCTGCCAGTTCTTTTCTTTGAACATGAGCTAGTAAGAGGAAATCTTATGAACATGATGACAACATTGAATTTACGAGCATTGGTTACCAATGATAACGGTGAGCCAAGAACAACTAGTTATGCAGTTGCTCAAGCATTTGGAAAGAGACATTCAGACGTTCTCCGCTCCATCAAAAATATGAAGTGCTCCACAAAGTTTCGTGAGCGCAATTTTGCGTTTACCTTAGAAAACAAGAAGATAGGGAATACAAAGCGACAAACAGGTTTTTATCAGATGACTGAGCGAGGCTTCATGTTCCTTGTAATGGGATTCAACGGTGAAAAAGCAGATGCCATTAAAGAGCAATTTATTGATGCATTTGAGTGGATGGCTAATCAACTCAGTCAAGTTTTCCAATCAAAATGGGCTAGATATAACTCTCTAACGAATTATCACCAAGGCAGAAAAGCACAAATCAGTGGATGTGCGAGCGCAATGGGCCAGTGGCGATGGGAAAAGGAACCACTAGAAACTGAAATAAAGGAGTTGGAATATCAACTTCAACCACAGCTTGACTTTAAGGATGCCAAATAATGGAAATCGCATACATTGTTGCTGAATGCCGTCCATCCACGGACGAAGATAATTATGCCGATATTAATATTGGTGATGATAGCTACATTTTTTGCTCAATTGAGCCTGTTATGGATACGGGTAATTGGCAGAAAAACATTCAGGCTGCAATTCTAATTGGTATTGATATTGAGCGAACTAGGCCAGAACACAAACATATAACCCTTCATGCAGAAAGCATTTTGAAACTTTGCAAGGGTATTCAAGGTAAGCCCTTAAATGCCTGAGAACACAACCAAACAACGCCCTCAATTCGAGGGCTTTTTAATGCCCGAAAATTAAGGAGAAAGCCATGTCGAGTGGTGCAAAGATTCGCCTCTATTATGCAGAGGAACAAACCCCCGAAGTATTACCAACTACACCAGTTTGGAAAACCGTACGCCGAGTTACTGATGGCTTAACTGAAAACGTCACCACTGAATCATCAAACAGTGTGGTCGATTCGCGATTCCGTCAAGGTGGCATGGCTACCGAAGCAGAAATCACAGGTTCTTTAGAAGTTGAATTATCTATTGGCTTGTTTGATGACTTCTGGTCAGCAGTTGCAATGAATAACTGGGCCAGTGATGTTCTTAACTTTGGCGGTAATGTGCGAAAGACATTTACCTTCGTCAAAGTATTTGAAGATATTAACCAGGTATTTATTTACCGCGGTGTACGTATAAATGAAGCTACGATGTCTATTGCTACTACTGGCAAAATCACAGCTACATTTGGCTTGATGGGCACTCTATTTGAGCGCACTACAACAAGCCCTGTAACTTCACCACTTCCAGTTCCAGAAGTTGTCCTTGTTTCTGCTCTTAACGTTGGCGACCTTAAAGTTAATGGAGAAACTGTGGTTGGCACTGCTTGTATGCAGTCTCTTGAATTGACCATTAACAACAATATGGAAGCAATCCGTTGTATTGGCTCTAAAAAGCTCACTGCAACGACTTATCTCGAGAAGATTGTTGATATCACCGTCAACACTCAATACATGTTCTCAGCGCAATCAGCAGGGTATATCGACTTCATTAAAACCCGTGACACCATGCCGCTAGAATTCTCTATTGAAGATGATGCAGGTAATGGATATGCCTTCCAGTTCCCACAATTAGAAGTGGCTGAAGCTAATCACCCTGATGGCGGTGGAGAAGACACCATCACAGTCGACATTAATTACAACCATATCCGTGTTTCACCAATCATTACCCGTGTGATTGCACCTGTAACGCCTTAATTCTGATTTGGCAGCTTAATTGCTGCCTTATTTTTGGAGAAATAAAATGGCTCTTGAAGTCAATATTCAAAGAAATAAAGACGTCAGTTTGTGGCGCGAATATAAAGATGCAGAAGGAAATGTTTTAGCTGAGTTCAAGATTCGTGGGATTGGCTATAAGCCCTACCAAGTCGCATTGGAGCGGGTAAACAACCAAATCACTTCCAAAGGTTTTGATGTGGCATTAGCCTCTAAAGAGGATAAGCTCTACCATGAACTTTTACTGGAAGCTGCTGCATGCCATCTCATTGAAGATTGGAAGGGCGTTGTATTTGTAGAGGTAAATGCTGATGATGAGCAAGTAAAAACCGAACCACCTTACAATGCAGAGAACGCTACGAAATTGCTTAACATGGGCGATTTAGGGGTTTCTCTCTGGTCCTTTATTCGAACTGAATCAGAAAAGATTCAATCAGATGCGAACCAATATCGAGATGATGTTGTGGGAAAGTCACAACCCTCTACACCTTCGCGAACAAGTACGCAGGGCTCACGGACCACGAAAAAAAGCAAAGAGAAGCCCTCGGTGTAAAGCTTCCTGATGCGCCTGACTATTCGTATGTAGCTAATGTAATTCTGTCTGCATATAACACCATTGCACGATCTAGACGCTATGAACAAGGTGTTCCTCTGGCGTTAGATATCTCGTCAATTAATGCTTATGTAGAGCAATACGACTTGCCTGTTGAACGATACATCTTTAATGATTGTATCTTTACACTCGACGATATGTTCTTGGATGAGGCGCATAAGAAGGCGACGCAACGAGCGACGAAGCCTTAGATGCTGGCGTTCGGTTCATAACTTAGACTATGCGACGTGATATAGCGCGATTAAAGTTACATAATACGCCTATTCCCTTGACATTCCCGTAAAGATTCCTTATTGACAGAAATGTCATTAGTGCGTACCCTTGTTCCTATAGAGACCCTGTTATCGAATGATAAGAGGGTTTTTCTGTCATAAAAATTGTATGTTTTATGACACCCATTAAATATAAGGGCGATAAAAAATGAACAAAGGTATGAAGTACTTTACAGAAGGTCTGCTAGCAGCTTTTGTATTAGCACCTCGTGTCCCAGTACATGCTGTTGAGCCTGCAAAAATGGAAGATCCGCGACCAATTGGTAATGCAGCAAAACATTGGGAAGCAGTCGGTAAAAATATGACAAAAGCTACCAACAGAATCGCATGTGACTTGCGCAGCAAACAACCTGAACTTAACTCATTATAAATATCTAATTAATGTCTCAACATCGTCGAACTAAACGTGGCATCGCAACAAAAAATGGCAATGATGTATCTGTTGCTGTGGAAGAGGCGGAGAGCTACTCACCATACCCGCCTCCTGATTTGGTTAAGGCATTTGAAGAAATCCAACCAGGTCTAGCTAGTCGTTTAATGCAGATTGTTGAGAATGAACAAACGATGAGTCATGAAGTGGCTCGTCATCAGATGGCAGAAAATAAGCGCATCAACACTGCAAACATCGAGAATCAAAAACATAACTCACAATTATTCCTTCTTGGCTTAATATTTGGTGTATTGATAGGAATAGGTATTCTATGTGTAGCAGTTTATGCCCTATATGCAGGTTATCCTTGGGTTGCAACAGCTGCATTCTCAACATTAGCAGCAATTTTAGTAATTCTAGTGCTTCGCAAAGTACCTGCGTCTAATGGCGAGCAGACCTCTAAGCCAACTACTCAAAAATAGTAAGCAACATTCAATAAACCGCTATTTCTAGCGGTTTTTTATTGCGCCAAAAAGCACCGTGAGGTGCTTTTTTGTTAGAAGGCTACCAACCACCAGAAATTCGCAAAGCACCAGCTAGCATTCCCGCTTCCATCAATGGATGAAACCAACGGTCGCTATAATGTTGATTGCCTATTGTATAGCTTATAGTTTTTAAGTCATCACTAATGATTTTTCTATTAAGAGGTCCTCTTAAATCCATTGCCCGAGTAAGTTTTAGAACTGCAATATTAGTTTTAAAAGCATATTCAGCTAAGTAGTGCCCTTGCTCGTTGTCAAGCATATGTACTGCTCGATAGATTCGACTGGTAGCAAAGTTTTGGGAAATAATTGCATCAATTAGGTTCTTGAGCAGCTTAAATTGATCTTCATCAAATAAAGAACCTTGTTTTTCAGCCTTGCTGTACATAGCAATTAAGTGGTGAACATACTCCACAGCCACAGGTATTACATCGTATGGAATTTCATCAATATGCTGAACATTGAAACGCTGATGAACTAATTTATAAGCATCGCTGTAATTCAAATGCTTAGTTTTAGCTACAAGAAGATTTACAGCATTGGTTAGAGGTTCACGCTCTGATTTGTGGGTTTTGGCTAAAATCTCTTTACGGACAAAATAGCAATCCTCAAGTTGCTCAAAAACTTCCCATGCTTGGTCGGTGTCGAGCATCTTCGCATGGCGAGCGGCACCGCGTTCTGTCCACAATGTAAGTTGTGGAGCACGTTTATTAACTAACCCTCTTAAAGATGGTAAGTTCTTAAACTGCTTTAGCTGCTCGCCAACAAGTTTGAAAAAGTGTTTACCTTCAATGAATCGAGCACTATTTCTAAGGTAGTTATTTTGAATGTGCTTGGTTTCAGTTTGATAGAAATCCGCAAGCATTTCCGTGGTGACAACTGGAACAGAATTGAAGTTAATGATTGATACTTGTGTATCATTGATTTGTGCTATATTAGGCATATCAATATTTCCTTAAGAATGTTGATTACTCGCCCCGCTTTCCGCCAAGAATGTTAGGGGCGTTTTATTTTGACACTAAAAATAATGCCATTGACAGTACGATACTACATCACTAGAATTAGTGTCAAATACTTTTTGGGCTAGTATTATGAGCAGAGAGAAACAAGACGATTGGAAGCGTACACAAGTGCGAATACCACAAGAACTTTATGATGACTTAACCAATTATGCTGTGAATAAAAACATCTCTTTAAATACGGCAATGATTACATTAATGAATAAAGGCTTGGAAACAAAGAAGCATTTTGACTCTGTTGAAGAGTCGACAACCATTGCCGATGATATGATTGAAAAAATAGCTGATAAAGTTGTTGAGCGCCTAAAAGAACAAAAATAAAAATAGGCCACATGCTTTTTTAATGACTTAATTTTAGCCATTTGTTAAATTAGGTAAACTTTATAACAAACGGTGAAATTCATGAAAAAGATAATTTTAGGGAGCATGTTAGTGGCTGTTTTTTCCACATCATTTTCACATGCTTTAGCTCCCAAAAATGGAGATGAGCCAACTTATTGTGAGCAGATTGTTTCGGTCCACGGCTTATTAACTAGAGCACAATTTGAATGTGGATATAGTGAATATAACAATGAGTTAATCTCAGATTCAGCCAAGTGTTTTCAGCATGAACTTGGTGAAGAATATGGGAAAAAAGTCCTTATGTTTGGCATGAAAGAATTTGACCGAAATGTAAAAAAAGACGGGAAGAATAAGATTTGTAATAGTTTATTAAAAGAATTTCCAGAGTATGTAAGGAAGTAACTGATGAAAAAGCTACTACCACTTGCATTTTTACTCACAGCATCATTTGTAACTCACTCAGCCGATACTAATGATAAACACTGTAGAGATGTGAATAAACTTGCTGAAAATGTCATGCTCTTTAGGCAAGAAGGGGTTTCTGTGGTTAGACAAATGGAGATGATAGAGAGTATCAAACCAAGCAGGGATTTCAAAAGGTTAATGGAGATGATGGTCGAGGAAGCCTATAAAGAACCAAAGTTTGGATCAGAAGAGTATAAGGCGGAAGCAATAACTGAATTTGCAAACAATTGGTACATTCAGTGCAAGCAAGCAAATCGAAATAAATAGAGCACTTTAAGGTGCTTTAATTGTTGAAACTAAGAAAAGTTTATAAGTAGGTTTTTATGAGAAAGATAGTTTTATTAGGTTTAATTTGCTTTCCAGTTTTTGCTATAGCGAACACTTCACAACCACTTAATTATCATGAGAAGTGCAAACTAAGAGGATTTAATTTACTTGCCTATGATGCGAATTTTAAAGAAGCATTTGATTCAAAATTAATGAAATTTGGAGCAATGAAGTCTACAGATTTTGATAAGGATGGCTGTATTAATGAAAATAATCTTATAAATGGAATTCTAACAGCCGAATTTCTTCAAAATAAAAATAAATTTGTTGGACAGCATTTAAAAAGTTTTGTTGCATTTGATTCAAAAAATAAAGAAATTCTTGTGGTTTTAGTAGATGAAGAATCGAAGAGTTATGTAATTGGAGATAAGACACCTAACTTAATTTCCGCTCTAAAATCTTCATTTGGTTCAAATGAGTACTTTCAAAAAGTAGATATTACTTCGCCGTTAACGTTCACAAACTTCAATGAGAATTATCAAGCAAATAAAGTTGAAAAAAAGTTTTCTGAAATCATTGAAAAAAGAATAGAGGAAAACAAAAAACTTTATAAGTTGGCAAATGAGAACCTTAAAAAAAAGAATTTAAAGGACTTGATTCATAAAGATACAAAATACATTGCTCAACTTAAGGATGGAGAAGGGAGACAAACTAACATTGATGTAATAACAGTATTAGATCCAAATATTAATTTACCCCTTTCAAAAAAGGGCATTTCTCAGAATTTATATTTTGTGTCAGTTTTAGAAAAGATAGGTTTAAAAAACCCCTATTCATTTAAACCAAGAAGCGCAATTGTAAAGCAAGAAGGGGCATTGCTTAAAATTGGTATTGAATATACAGCTCAAAACTCTTATGGGGCTGATGTTGTTGGATTTGCAAATAAAGTCTTATTTTTGGGAAGTGATGGTCAATATCATCCTGATCCAGAAAATTAATTTTTTCATGTAAAAGAACCCGCGAAAGCGGGTTTTTTATTGCCTAGAGGAAAGTAAGATGGCACAAGAATCACGTCTCGTCATTGTAATTGATGCAAAAAATGCAGAGCGTAATGCGCGTAATCTAGGTAATGAACTGGATAGCATTGAGCGTAAAGGTGACTTTGCCACGAAGTCTATGGATGGTTTGTCTGTCGCTACGCGTCAACTAGCTGGATATATGGCTGGATTAGTTACTGTAAGTGCTGCCATTTCGAAGATGGATACATATACAGGGCTTCAGAACAGACTTAAGTTAGTGACTAACAGCCAAGTTGAGCTAAACAAGGCAACAGAAGATACCTTTCGAATTGCTCAAAAAACCTATTCAGCATGGGATTCTGTTTTACAGGTCTACCAACGTTTTAGTGATAATGCCAAAACACTAAACCTTACTATGGATGATACTGCTCGCTTAACTGAGACAGTTTCAAAAGCCGTAGCAATTAGTGGTGCAAGTGCACAAGCCGCAGATGCAGCTTTAGTTCAATTCGGGCAGGCTTTGGCAAGCGGTACATTACGTGGTGAAGAACTCAACTCAGTTATGGAGCAAACCCCAGCACTAGCAAAGGCAATTGCTAAAGGTATGGGTATTACAGTAGGTGAATTACGTTCAGTAGCTGCTGAAGGAAAAATCACTTCACAGGAAATCGTTAAAGCACTTAAAAATGTCCAAGATGAAGTTGATGCTCTTTTTGCTAAAACTGACATTACAATTGGTCAATCTTTAACTTTACTTAATAATGAAATTACTAAATTTGTAGGTGAGGCTGGTAAAGGAAGCGGAGCAGCACAGGCTTTATCAGGATCGATTCAGTTATTAGCAAATAATTTGAATTTAATTGCAGACAGTGCATTTGCCATAGGTATTGGCTTAATGACAAAAGCCGTTTTAACAAAAACGGTTGCTGTACAAGCGAGCATTGCTGCGTCAACCAAACAAGTGTTTGCCACAATTGCTGAACGTAATGCAAATATTGCAGCAGCAAAAGCTGAAGTGGAATCTGCGCTTGCCGAAGCACAAAGTACGCAGGTGACACTAACGAACATCAAAGCTACTCATGCTCAGATCATGGCCGAAATAGAACTCGAAAAAGTTCGTTTAAAAGCCCAAATCACTGAACAAGGTCGCACGGCTACCATCACACGAATGGCTCAGCTTGGACGATTACAAGCTCAAGTTGCGTTAGAGGTTGCTGCTGCGGAAACAGCACAGTCTGCAGCTTCATCTAGATTATCAGCAGCCTTAACAGCGCAATCTGTTGCTACAAGTCGTTTAGCTTTGGCAAAGTCAGCGCTTATGGCGATTTTTAGCCCAATGGGTTTAGCAATTGCAGCAACAGCCGCATCTTTCTATTTGCTAAGCAGTAGTTCGGATGAAGCAAAAGAGTCTCTTGCAACACAATCTGACTCGGTTAGTGATTTAACAGATAAGTACATAAAGTTAAATACTGTGCAAGCATTAACAGAGGGTGTGCGGTTACGCAAAGAGATTGAGCAGCAAAATGATGCAATTGATGATGCTAGTGGAGCTATCAAACGTTTTGCTTATATCCAAAAGGAATTATTTAAATTATCTGGCAGTGATTATGAAGATTATCAAAATGCCATTAAGTCTATTGCTACCGGCGCTAATGATGCAGGTGATCTCTTAAAAAAGATGATTTCATCTGGTCGTTTTAGTCAGACTCAAATTGATAAACTCATTGAGTTCTCTAGTGCAGTAGCAGAATCAAAAAATAAGATTGAGCAGGGTAATACTGCTCTAAAACTCTTAAATGCTACTTCTGGACAACATGTTGAGGTAACGGCCGAATCAATTAAGCAATTAACAATTCAAACAAACTTAACAAAAGTCGCTACTCAAAATTTCACTGACATGAAAACACAAATGCTTGATTCATTACGAGCACAAGTGGAATTCATTCGGTTAAATGGTGGTAGCGAAGAACAAGTTAAATCGTTGAATAAGGTAATTCAGGCATATTCTTTAAATCAAATTTCAGCAACTGATGCTGTGAGTAAGTTCAATAGTACAGCCAAAATTCCTGCTGAAAATATCAAGGGGTTACAGGATCATGCTACTAAAACGGATCAGTCTAAAATTGCGTTGAATCAGGCTAATGCAGAGCTAAAGAAACAGAATGACTTGCGTAATGAGTATCTAAAGCAACATCAAACTGTACTTGCTGCTCAACAAGGAGAAACAAATGAATTAAACAACCAAGTCGCTGCTCAAGAAAAGTTAAATAAGTTACGAGACAACGCCAACAAAGATATTCTGAAAAATGATTTTCTTATAAAAAACACTAAGGCATTTGGTGGTGGCGAAAAGGGTCTTGATAAGGCGCGTGCGGCATCAGAGTTTTATACCGACAATAAAATTCCGATGACTAGAAGTTTAACTAGTCAGGAAGCTGCAATTTTTGAGGCTTGGTATAAGAAGCAGAAGGAAGTCAAGGACTTACAAGAAAGCATTTCTGAGTCTACCAGAAAGCAAACGAAAGAGGTTGAAAAACAAACCAAAGAGTCTGCCAAACAAGCTGTTCTACTTGCAGGGAATAATGAGCGAGTGAGAAATATGCTTCGTGTATATCAGGCTTTCCGTAATGCTGGTTTAGGAGATAAGCAAGCTCGCGTATTAACAGCACAAGTTGGTAGAGAGAATGATTTTAGAAATGAGGCAATGTTTGGGAGCCATAAAGATGCGAATAACGGCTATACCAATACAGGATTTATATCTTGGCAAAAGGGTCGCTCAACAAAATTAATGCAAACTTTACAGGGGCAGGGCGTTTTAGATAAGAAAGGACAGATCCAACAAACGCAAGATGCGCTAGATGCGCAAGCAAAGTTTTTGTTGCAAGAGGTTATGACCAACAAAAGCTACAGCAAATCTAAAAATGCTCTGCTTAATGATGATTTAGACTATAGAAGTCTAGAAAAAATCATTGGGAAAAACTTGATTGGCTGGGATTATGAAGGCAAGAAACTAGGCAAAGAGAAAGCGTCACAGCATCTAGCCAAACAAGACTCTTACTTTAATCAACTGAATAAGATTTTAGGTGCTAGTCCTGATGCAGCCTCCAAAGCAATTGGAGATCTTTCAAAGTTTGAAGATGAAGCATATAAGGCACGTGCTAAAACTCTTGAGGAAGTTAAGCAGCTACAGGCAACATATGACTCAGAAACAGTTGCTAGAAGCAAAAAACGTGAGGAGGAAATCAACAAAGCAACCATTTTAGGTCAATCAAATTTAATCCCAAAAATTAATGAGCGTTATGATGCTGAAGACAAGTTAGCTCAAAAACAATTTGATTTTGAAGTAAATGGTTATAAGTGGACTGAAGAACAAAAGCTTGATTACACATATGAAACCAATTCATTACGTCTGGTTGCTGAGGGGAAATTAACAGAAGAACAGCGCAAAATTGCGATTGATTCGTTTAAGTTACAGCAGCAACAAGAATTAGGTTTACTAAAACTTGCTCAAGAGCAACGTCTTTTTCAGGCTAAACAAGCTCTACTGACAGAAACCCAAGCCATGCAGGAACGTTACAGACTCGAACGGGAGGAAATTCTTAAGAATACCAAGCTTTCTATAGAAGAGCGGCAAAAGCTAATCGCATTATCTAAAGCCAATCAGGATAAAGAGACACGCGATAAAGTGAATAATGCTGTTCAAAACTGGGGTGGTATTCAGGCGAGTATCACTGGTAATAGTGGTCAATTCGCTTTAGAACAGGAGCGCTTTAGCCGTTATGATGCTTCTCAAAAAGTATTTGATAGCCAGCTTGCTGATATTGAAACTCAGGAACAAGATCCAAATGCAAATATGGTAGCTCTAAATGCACAACGTGAACAAATCATGAAGGAACACTTTGAGCGTTTGAAATTGATTGAATCAACTTATCAGAACGACTCGTTGAATCTACAGTTATCACAAGCTCAAGCGGTAACTGGGGCATTTACAGGAATGTTTGGTGCAATTCTAGGAGAATCATCAACGGCTTATAAAACTTTGTTTGCAACTCAAAAGGCCTTTGCTTTAGCTCAAGCTGGTATGAATGTTTGGAAAGCTGCATCTGATGCATATGCAAATGCCCAAGGTACCGTTTGGAACAAATTGGCTGAGGCTGCAATAGCAACCGCTAAATCAAGTAGTTTTATTACATTAATCCAAGCAGCAACTCCGCAAGGCTTCTCTTCAGGCGGCTATACAGGCAACATGGGCCGAGGTGATGTAGCTGGTGTGGTTCATGGTCAGGAATATGTATTGAATGCCGCAGCTACAAAACGCGTTGGTGTTGATACATTGAACGCCATTAACTCAGGTGGGAGTTTGGAGAGAACAGTTTCATCTTCTGGACAGCCTGTCACTATTCAAGTCTATGTAACTGATTCAGGTGTAAATACCAATGGCGCTAATACTCAGGATCAGAAGCAGCTTGGGCAAATGATCGGCAATGCTGTTAGAACGATTATCCGGCAAGAGCAGCGACAAGGCGGTTTATTATCAAAGTAACCCACTCGAATGAGTGGGTTTTTTAATGGGAGTACAAAAGTGAAAAAGTACATTATGACTTTTCTGCTTGCTTTATTGATTGCTGTAGTTTTCTACATAAGTGCAAATTTAATTGATTTTAATCTAATTGAATATGCAACGGGTTTCGTCTTTGGATTGTCATTCACCCTCATTTTTAAAAAACAATCTAAGAGTTCTAAAGCTGCAGAGCTACTAAACAAACATGTAAAAGAATGGGCAGTTCGTGAAAGTAGGCGGGCAGGTTTATTGGCTCCAGATCAAGATACGAAGGATCTAGAAAGTTGCAAAAAACGTTTTAAAGATAGTCCGGTAAGTATGAAAGTTGAGTGGTCAAAAAATCATGAGCAACCTTAAATTCACTTTCGAATGCGACTTAGACGGAAATAGTAATACTCAGCGCTTTAATACGTTATCAAGCAAATTTGGTGACGGTTATGAACAAAACATTGCTGTAGGTATCAATAACCGAGCTGGTGAATGGACTTATCAAAGAACGGCTTATAAAGCCGAAATTATGCAAATCAAAGCATTCTTTGACCAGCATAAAGGTGCTGACTCGTTTCTTTGGGATTCGCCTTTAGATGGTGAGGTTCGAGTTAAAACAGGTGAATATCAACCACGCTGTTTGGGCGGTGATGTTTGGCAAATCTCTACGACATTCACCCAAG